TGTAATGGATGTAAGAATGGGTCTTTAAATATAGGTATAATACAATACATCGTATTACAATATATAACATTTTATTTAAAAAAACAAGCTTTTTTTATTCTTCTGGTATTGAGCCTGTATATTTTCTGAAATATTTAAGAATATCATCAAACCATTTACCAGTTTCTTGGACAAGAGCTATCTTATCACCATAAACCATCATTCGATAATATTCACCTGGAACTAATACCACATCAGGTGGCCAAATTTTGAAGAATTTTATATCAGGTAGGTATGTATATACATATGAGTGACTTTCATCATATATAGTAAGACCCTCTCCATATGCATCACTAAATGCTTGACTAATTTCTAAAAGTGAGTTATCTGCTTGAGTATCATTAGTAAAACTAGCATTAAAATTACCTCTTCTATTTTTTATATAACCACTTTCATTCGCAATCTCACCCTCAAGATTTCTACTTATCCTAAATCTTAATTCATAGTCGTAAGCCCAATTTTCATCATATTTAATTTGAATATCAGTCATATAAGGTGCGAAATCTGCAATTTTTATATCATTACCATAACTCCAAAATCCAGCATCAGCTTCAATTTGGTCTTCAAAACCTATATTTGAAAGAGCTGTTGGTGATAATCTTATTTTATCTTTATCTAATGTGTTTACAACAGCATCTGTTAAGTTTGGTAAAAGTCTAAAGGCAGTATCAAGTGAAGTGTACCAACCAGCTGGTCCAATTTCGTGAGAAATTTTTGTTATTTGTAAGTAAGTGTTCTCTAAATATCTTTTAGGTAAATAATCCACTTTGAATGTATCACCAACATTAAGTGATGCAATACCTAAAATGGTTAAATTTAAATTATAAGGTAATAAATTTGGTATCTCATTTTGTACACCTGAACTAATTCTATAAGTATAATACTCAGTAAAATTTTTAGCGACTTTAAAACCTGCAGCCTCCATCGCCTCATCACTACTTTGTATTATTTCATCTCCTGATAGTGTTGGTTGATTTTCCTCTTTTTTAGTTACAGCTTTTTTATCTGATAATGATGTCTTTTCACCTTCTATTAATTTTGGTCTTTCAACTGTAGATACTTTATATACATTGTCGTCAAACAAACTATCAATTGTTTTAAATACATTATAGGTTGAAGTATTTACTTTAGGTTCATCTAATAATTGTTGAGCCCTATGATTACCCATGTCAGGTTCATAGATGATTTTTAATAAGTCTTTATCAAGTGCTCCAATCGCGATAACTTTTTGAACTTCAGGATTTGTTGAAAAGAGACTATCACCAGCACCCAATCCTTGTATTGCATACATATTACCAATATTACCTGATGGTAGTTTAAAATCAAGACCATAGTCTTTCACCATAGAATTTGGTGATTGTATCTCAAATGTAAAAAATGGATTTTCTGATACTTCTAGATTTTTATTTTCACTTGCGATTGTAAAATTAGCATCAATTATCTCTATATCAGCTTCAGTTTCACCTTGTTTCATTTTCCAATCAAATAAACCATCTGAACCATCATTAATTTCTGTTAAGATTTCTTCTACTACTTTTTTAACATTATCATTAGACTCAAAAGCCTTTATAATCATATCTACATTAATAAAAACTTCTCTAATGGGTATTCTTTTTAATCCTTTATCTTCTTCTGTAGTTAAATCTAATGGTTCAAAATCATCACCAAAAAAATCATCGTACACCACAGGTGATTTACCTTTTTGATGTGAATAAGAACCACCAGCTTCGTCTGGATCATCATTATACCACCACTCAGGAAATAAAAAAGATGGGACATTGTCGGGAACCTGCATCAATACATGTTGCTTTTCTCTATTTTTACTCGTCCATTTAGTGAATGAATTTCTTGTGTTCATTCTGACTTGTAAATTTTTACCCTCATTTATATCTTTTTCATCTTTACCAAAACCAAATTGTGAATTAATAATTAAATCTTCAAATAATCCCCAAGCGATATAACTATTATCTGCATTTAAGTTCTCTACAAAAACACCAGTTCGAATAGCGTTACCCTCAGGACCTGTTCTGCCTGATAATTCTTGTTGTGCTAATAATGTTAAGTTTTTGTTATAAGTCTCAATATCATCAGCTGTTGCCCCCATATCAGCATTTGGTGTTGATTGTAATTGAAACAAGTCCTTATCTTTATCTTCTGGATCTCCCTCTCGTATTATTGCTTGTAACCCTAAATATATAATACCTCTCGTTAGAATAGACTTTATCTTCATTACAATATCATCATCAGTTGCAAAACTAAGTAAAGCACTATTTTTTGATGTTAAAGTCACCGAACAATTCACACTACCATCTTGTTGAACTGTTGCAGAATAATCAGTTACTATACCTTGTAATATTTCAAGGTCACCAAGATTTTTATCTATTTGTCCTGTTTTTTCCTCATTAGATAAAAACCCTTGAACACCATCTTTATTTTGTTCAGCATAAGTAATTAACTCTTGAGGTCTATACAAATTAGGTATGTCTGCAAAACCAAAATCTACAAATATCTGTGCTCCTGGAAATAAAAAATATTTTGAAAAAATATTATCAAAATCATAAAAATTATAAACTGTAAAACTAACAGTTGTTTTTTTGATTAACCCCAACGCACCCTCTGTTTCAGATGAAACGGCTGTAATACCTGATTGGGGTTTCATAAATGGATTGTTTTCAGATTCGTTAGGCAATAGTGCTGTTAAAACTTGTATTTCCTCACTCGCATTTACAGCCTCATTTGGTTTAGCCTCTCCATAATTTTTTAAATAATTATGGTTTCCAATTTCGTATATTTTACGAACATAGTCTCGTTGGCCTCGGTCTTTCGCCACTCCCTTAACAACATACTTTTCAGGCTTACCATCTTTACCTTTAATCTCATCTATTTTTATCTTTGGATATTCCGTTCCATATTTTTTTTTAAATTTACTTCTTAATCTCTTTAATGTCTCTGATTCTGGAAAAGCTCCTGCTTTGACATCTTCTGCTGATAATTCCTCAAGTATCTCAATATCTGCAGCTTCTAAAATTTTTATAGATGTCCACATTCTAACAAATGGAAGTCTAGCAGAATAATCATAGTTTGTCATACCAGTAAATGTTTCAGAGTATAAAGGATCTCCAGCTTCAGTTACAGGATTACTACCTTGCCTAAATTCTAATTTTTTTCTAACCTCTTTATCAATAGGTGTTCCGAAAATTCTTCTATTTATTGACATTTTTAATAACCTTCTGCGTCTTGAGTTGTTGCTGGTATTCTGATTGATGTTCCTGCTGGTATGTTGTTTGTGGTTAGATTATTCACTCTCGCTACGAACCACCATAATGATGAATCACCATAAAACCTATTGGCTAAATTATCACACTTATCACCTTCTTGTGCAATAAAATAACTATCACTATTTTTTTCTTCTACTTTTTTGTAAATAGTTGTTGAATAATATTTTTTTTTATTTTTTATTTGTTTGTCTGTAAATTTATATCTTGACATAATTATCCTTTAAGTTGTTATACCACTAGCAATTGTCCCATCACCTATATATCCGTAAAATTGAGTTTCAAGATTTGGAACTGTTGAATGGATTACTTGATAACCAATCGTGGCTATTATATGCATCGGAACTCTTTTACCAACCTCTACCTCATATGGTGATGTTTGGTCAACAGTATAAGATAGTGATTTTAGATACCCCATCAATTCACTTTTTTCAGCTCCATAAATATCACCTATTCTCATTTTTGTTAAAGGTGGTTTCATTCTATTTCCATAACTTGTTAATTCACCACCATTTGAAGAATTAACATCTTTCATATATTCAGGATAACATAATGATGTTAATTTATTCATTTTTTCATAAATAGCTGCCAACTCTTCTTTAGATTGTGCAAATAATTTTAATGTAAAGTTAACATCTCTTTCAGTTTGACTATAAGTATAAACAGGTTCACTTCTTCCAATATATTGTGTTGAATTATAAGATGGTGCGATATTTTCTGATAGTCCCTCAATATAAGCTCTAAAAACTAAATTAGAACCATCTCGCATATCCTTAAAATAAAATGGCATTCCATTCTCAACTCCATTCAAGTCATTTAAATATGATTCATCAGTTGTCTCTTTATACTGAGTTCTACCATTCATATCCGAATCTGTAGTACCAAAACTTAATAATGTATGTTTGTCACCATCAAAACCTGAATCTGAATCAACATTAATAGGTTTAAATGTATTGTTTAATGATTGTAAACCTCCCGTAGATGATGATATAGTGCTTTGAACTTCTTCTGCATTTTCATTTTTTGGGCTTCTATCTGTGGTAATTAAATTATCAGTTATTGCAATGTCACCGAATGCATCAGGAGATGTAAAATCATCTCCTCGTTTTTTCATTGTCGAAGCATTTTCATCAAAAATATTAAAATCAGGATAAGAATCAAGTTCTTGTGTATCAGGACTTAAAAATGACAATACTCCACTTAAACTTGGTTCTGTTCTGTCTACTAATCCAGCAGGCCCACCTCCAGCTCTACCGAATGTTGACGCTAATGTAGAAATTGGATTATACTTACTTTTATATTTTTGTCCTTGAAAGTCTTTAATACCAAGACTATTTAATGGTGATGGAAAATCTCCTACTAAAACTTTTTGTTTTTCAATAAATATTAGTCCAGCAGGTGATGTTAAAAATTTAGCTAATCTAACAGTATCAGTTAGACTTCTAGCGATTGGAAAATCTCTTCCACCAAAATTTATAGTTCTACCACTAAATAAATCACTTCCAGTTTGAGGTATAGTACTAACTATATATGGTTCTTTTCCTGTATCTTTTAGAAACTCTGTAACACTACCCTCTAAAAATGGAACTTTTCCTATGAGTTTTCCGACTGCACTTATAACTGATGTTCTGAATGAACCACCAAACCCAAACCTCCCATCATCAGGATTTCGTATATTTAACTTATCCCTATTTGAGTTAGGATAATTTATTGGTATCAACCCTTTATGCCCTGCATCATCTTTATAGGAGTGATTTGGATTATATAATTTTTCCCAACTCAAACCATCAAGAAAAGAGTTACCTAATTGATTTAATGGTGTAAATGGTAAATCATTATTTCCTACAGCAGAAGAAAAATCAGTTGGATTAGTTGCCACTCTGCTTGGTGGTTGTGGAGGTGTACTAAAAAATTTTGTTCCATCAACATTAGTTATCACATTTGATGAAAAATCATCAATACTATTATTTAGTTCCTCTTCAAATATACTTTTTAAATTTTCTAAACCCATTTCAATCTCCTAAGCCATTCCATCAACAGTGTCACCAACCGATGAACCCATAGCTCTAGCTAATGCTGGTTTTGGACCTGATAAAGCACCTTCCAATACTGCAGCTACTCTTTCAAGTTTTTGAGATGTTTCAGCTTGTAGTGCTTCTAATCTTGAAGTATCTACACCTACACCACCTCCACCAGCTGTATCACCATTTACACCAAATCCAGGACCCATAGATAAACCATCACCTTTTTTGCCCTGAAATAGTCCACCCATCGTAGGTGAAGCAACAATTGGACCTCCATTTGGATCTATACCCAAATCACCAGTAGGTGTCGCCATTAACGCCGACATCATCATACCAACCGCAGTAGCAGCTATACCGATTAACGCTAATGTTCCAAAACCTAAAGTAGCAGTTGAACCTAATGCTGCAGCTCCGAAAAATCCAGCTATCGCATTATATATTTGTGCAGCAGCTGCAATCATCGCGTTCATTTTTATAGCTACGAATAAACCTAAAAGAGCTGGGCCTAATCCTATAAACTTATCAACCATAGAAACAAGTCCTGCAAATGCACCTAAAACAAAATTTAATGTTGGCCCTACTGATTCAGCTAAACTCATTCCTATCGCTTGTAATTGTCCAATTAATTGAGCTGTAGCAGTTACTGTTTCCTCTGGTATTAAATCAACTTTTTGTTGAGATAAAGCACCTGATAATGTTAATGCTTCTTTTTCTTTATTTACAACTTTTGATAATGCAGATACTTCTAAACCAACTGAATCAGCTAAAGCTTTTCTTTGTATTGCATTTAGTTTATTAAATTCTTCAGCACTCCCTAATTGTTCAACTACCGCGGCTGTTGCACCCTCTACATCATTTGCTAATGCTAATTCTCTCGCTTTTTGAAAGTTTAATCTTCTACCAATCAGTACTGATGCTTCAGTCTCAGCATTTAAGGAATTTTGAAAGTCTAATAACCCACTTGTTATCTTTTCAACCTGACTTAATTCCAATCCTAATTTTTTTGCTTGAACAGCAGCTCTTAATATGTTCTTACCACCATCAGCTGCAAATTGTGCAAAAAACTCTGTGTTATTTGCAACTTCTTCTAAAACTTTATTTGGAGCAACATTATTAGCTCCAGCTAATTCATTAGTTGATATTAATAAATTTTCAGCTTGTTGGCCTGTTAAACCTTGAGTCTCTGTAAATAGTCCAACTAATTTAGATGTATTTTCTAAAGATGTTCCAGTAACAATAGCTACATCTTTCACATTACTTGCTAATTTTCTTGACTCTGAAACACTTAATCCAAATCCGTTAGCTAAGTTTGATATGGTTGATTGAGCATCTTCACCACTTAAACCCATCGCTGTAAATTCTTGATTAGCTGAGGCTAGTTCTGTCCTAAACTCACCAACACCCATAGCTCCAAATTCTTTAGCAATTGTTTCTTGTGTTGCATTAAATTGTAATAAAAGAGCTGTGGCTAGTGTCATCGGGTTTGTTAGTGCACTTTTTACTTTTCCCGCCATTCCACCTAATATACCATCCATACCATCTATGGCATTTTTTGCTAAATCATTAGTAGCAGCTGCTTGTGTTGAAGCTGCTAAGTATTTTTTCATCGACTCAGTAGCATCTTCACCTAAATCACCAATAGCTTCTTGAATATCTGCAACTGAAGCAGTTCCACTTGCTATTTGGTCAAGTACGGCAACATGATCTTCATATTGTTGAGTTGTTAAGTCTCCTCTTTCTAAATCTGACTTTAAATCTTCGAGCATCGCTGATGCAAGAGAAGCTCCTTTTTTCTTTTGTGTGTTTAAAGATTTAGCTTGTTTATTTAGTTTTTTTTCTAAACTTAGGGTTTCACCTGATAAAGTTTTGTCAACTTCAGCCATCCTAAGTTTTTCTTTCATAGCAGCAGTAAGCCTTAAGGACTCATCTCCAGTGTCCGCATAAGCTTGTTTCATATCCTTTATATTCTGAAGTTCTTCTTTTTCTATGTCAAGTATTTTTTGTTTTTCATACTTGATAGACTCAATTACTGCAAGTTCATCTTTGGATACATATGTTCTTCCACCTTTTGCCATAATAAATCCTCTACTTTATAAAATCAGATGCATCATATCTTGGTAAGTCAGGATAGTCATCTCCGTGTTTTCTTTTGAGTTCTTTTTCAAAGGCATCTACTGCCCTATTTAAACCAGAAACTTTAAGGGCAAGTTTAATTTTATTCAACAAACCTATTTTTTCTTTACCTTTGGGTTTTGGTCTCTTTTTTAGAAAGGATTTTAATTTATCAAAAAATCCCTCATTGATAAGATTTGATTTATTCATATATGATTTTTTCTTTGACACATTACTCTCCTATTT